TCCACGCAGCGATTTGAATTACAGCGGCTTCCAAAGAAGTCTCATTCAAGTCAGCAGCAGTAGATGGAACGTTGCTGTTGGTGCCACCAGATACCAGTGGGTGATTTGCGCTGAAGAGTGGAACGCCATCGCCACCGTTGTAGCCAGTGGTGAAACCGTTGTTCAATACAGCAGCAGCTTTAACCTGCTTGGTGTACGCCATAGCACGAGCTAAACCTTTGGTGTAACGAGCGGATAACGAGTCATACAAGTTATCTTCGATAGCTTCTTCAGTCAAGCTGAAGCCCAAAGCGATTGTTTCGTGGTTGTAGCGAGCTGTCCATGCTTCTTGCGCATTGTCATAAGCGATGGCAGAGCCTTCGTTCTTAACAGGAGCAGCAGAGAAACCTGACAACTTTGTTTCTTCTTCAAAAGAACGCTCAGAGGTTTCTGTTTCGTAGATCTCTTTATGCTCTTCGCCGTAGCGAGCATATTCAAGACCAAACAATGCGTTCAGGCCGGGTAAAAGCTCTTTTAGGAGCTGTGCACGTGAAATAGCCATTTATAGCTCCTTATACGTAATCGTTGCCAGCAGCTAGCAAGATTTGTGGGTTATTTAACTTTACAATAACTTCTGTAAAGGCTGTTAGGCTTGTAGCTGTTTCTGGAACAACTGCAACTACACGAACTGGAAGAGCTGCAGCATTGCCAGTACCAGCGGTAGGAGCAATAACTGAAACTGCTGAATCACCAGTAGTAGCAGAACCTGTACCCTGACGGATTTGCAAGTTTGTACCAACGACAGATGCGTTAGCTGTAGTCACAGTAGTGTTACCAGAAAAAGTAATTGCTACTTTAAATGCTGCTGCTGCATCGTCAACAACATAGGCTATTGCAGAAGAAGCGGCAGCATTACCTGGGTAATATTGAGCTTGAACTGTTTGACCTTGGGTATTAACGTACTGAACGCCCATAAACACACCATAAGTTGCGTTATTTGCTTTATCAGTTGTGGAATCGGTTGTTACACCAGATTTTCTAATTGTGCCACCTGAGACTAAAACGATGTCACCGTTGTAGATTGCAGTGTTATAAGTACTAGCAATCGGTAATTGACGTGTTGCGCCAGCATATGGCATAAAGTCAATACGGTTAACAGGTTGTAAGCCGTAGGGAGCAGAAACGGTTGGATAAGCCATTTAAATCTCCTTGATTGGTTAAAATTAACTACCTTTGCCAAAGCTGCTTGTGGATTTTTTCTCCGAGAAGATAGGCATCCGTGGGTCGCTTTGACGCATTAAATTATTGTCTACAGCCTCTGACTGAGCATCGCTTTGTCTGGCGTAATAGTCATTACGCTGTTCTACGAATTCAGTTGGAGTTTTGCAAAGCAATAACCCGCCGATCTCAATATTGTCTTTAAAACGACTATTAGGATCAACTAGCAGTTGAAACTGTGGCTGCTCTTCAATCTTGACTGGCTCCCAACCTTCACGCAATTTAGCGGAAAGATTACGAGGATCTGCTTGATTGTTAGTAGCAACACGGACCCAACGATAAGAAAAACCGGGCTGTTTATCTGGTTCAGGTAACAGCTCAGGCTGCTGCCACTGCTTAGGGCGCTCTGCCTGTACACGAGTTTCAATACTACGTGGTTTACGATTTTGTTCCATTATTGTGCTCCGTTCATTTGTTCAGCAACCTTTTTGGCGTATAGATCAAGGGGGACTCCCAACCGTTTGGCAATAGCTACTTGGGTCTTTGTCAACTTAATCTTGGATGGCGCTACACTGCGTGTCGCTGGTGCGACCACATTTGACGCCGGCTTAGCACGGCTTTGAGTTTCCTCTTCTGCCGGTTTTGTATCTTCTACTTCGCTCCCGGTATCGAAATACTCGGGGTATCTTTTGCGCATTGTAGCATCAATTCGCTTGAAGTAAGCATCGGAACCAATATAACTTTTTCCAAATTCTTTCTCTAGCTTCTTGTGCAACCCAAGGGCAGTAGCACTCATTTCATCGTCATCACCGTACCAAGGGTTTTCATCTAGCCACTCGGAGGTCTTCGGATCAAGTTGAGGCTGTTGCTCCTCTTTTGGTAACTGTACATCAATTTCTCTAGCTTGCAAGGGCTTTAGTGAATCAGCCTTGTCCATCTTTAGCGTTGCTTGTGAGATACGTTGCTGTGCATCGGCCAATAATTCACCATCACCAGCGTCATAAGCCTCTTTAAAAGCACGTTTAGCTGCTTCAAGTTCGTACTGAGCTGAGGTTTTACCTTGTTCAATATAGACTTTGCTGCCTTCTTCGAGTTGCTCTTGAAGTCGTTTGTTTTCCGCAATGATTGATTCGGCTAACTTAATAGCTTCTTCTTTCTCACGAACTGCAGCTTCTTTAGCACGGCGCTCATCGTGGTAGCCACGGGTGAACTTTTTGATGCGTTTCTGAACTTTGGCATCATATTGGCCTAGTTCATCTTCATCAACTTCTTCAGGGGGTTCGGCCGCTTTAAAGCCCCTGTCCTTTTCAGGGGTGTCGTCCTCGATCTCAATCTCGGGGGCTGCCGCTTCTGCTTCTACGGGTTTACCCTTAGGTTCTTCATCGGGGAACGTGTATTCTTCTAACTCTAGGTTATTTTCTGACATTTATAGCTCCTTAGGCACGTTTGATTCCACGGGGGTCTTGTACAACTGCCTCAACGACATCATCATTAATTAGTCTAAATTCACGACCATGAATGAGTAAGCGTGAGCCAGAGTTTGGTCTAACTAGGATAAAGTCACCCTGTTTACACCAAGGCCCATTAGGAAAACGGGTTTTGTCCGTGTAACACTCCGGACCAACTTTTACTACAAAAAGTACTGTGGTCAACACTTCTTCCACACGCATAGTGTCATCCGACTTAATAATTTCACTTCCGTCGAAATTCTTTTCTGCTTCTGGTATTGCACAGAGGATATGGTATCCAACTGGGTCAGGTAGTTGCCTACCCTTTTCTTCGGCTTCTTTGTCGAGTAAGGCAGACAAATCGACCGCTTTATTTAAATCAAGACTCATCAGAGTTCTCCAATCGTTGCACGAGATCTTTTGTTATTTGGATAGCTGACTCTAGACCTCGGATAGCGCCAACCACTTGACGGTACTCCTCCATATTGGCAGGGCGTCCCGTCGATAAAAACTGAGTGTGATTAGAAATCTGTTCTTTAAACTCGTTGATTAAATAATCAAGTTCTTTCACCTATTCCCCTCTTTCTTGGTGTTTTGCCTGTTTTCACGGGCTAGTGCCATCTGTTCTTTTGATTTGGCAATATCTACCCCGATCTTTGTGCCCTCTAGACTCTGTTTAGCGCTAAGCTCCGCTTTGTCTTTCTGGACTTTTGCTCCAACGTTCATACCAGCAATACGCTCTTGGGAACGAATACGCTCTTGCTCGATCTCAATCTGGTCGGCTTTAGCTGCTGAATCTGCAACCAGCTTGCGTTCCTTAATATCAATATCTTTAGCTTTGAGCTGCAATTCCTGTTGCTGCAACTGGATGAGTGGGTCTTGTGCTTGCTGCTGTGCTTGTTGCTGAGCGGCTTGTTGTTGATTCTGACCAAGCAGTTGTTGAGAAGCCTGAGCTGCCAACTGCGCAACACGGTCTGCAACTTCTGGTGACATCAGCGGTGGATCTTCGCCTTCTACTACTGTAGGCAACGGCATACCCATAGCTTGTTCTACCTGACGACGGTACTCAAACCCAACGTGCTCATTGATATGCGCCAGCATAGAAGCCTGAAGTGCCTGTGCCATCTGTGGGTTCTGGCCCAAAATAGACTGGATCTTCGGATCTTTCATAGCTGACATGTGCACTGCAATATGAGCAGCGTGATTCTGCTCGATGAACGCCTTGACCGGTTTGTTCTTCAAAACGTTCTGATTCTCCGTCACAGGGTCAACTGGCTTCATGTCTTCTTCCATAGGAATTAACTTGGTAGCATTTTTGACGCCTAGGACCTCCACCATTTGACGATGGAGGAGCGGGAGGTTGTAGAGCTGCGGGGCAGTTTGAGCCAACTGAAGTACCGCTTGGTACTGAACGATCTTCTGCGCCATTGTTGCTGCATTTGGATCACTGACCGGAATAACGTCAACTGCATCGTAGTCGCTTTTCTTCGCCCAACGTGAACCTTCTTCCGGCTCATAGGTGTACTCCTCAGGTGTGTAGTCGGCAATAATGTTCTTGAGTAGCTTGAACTCAGACTTCATCGCATAGTGGATGCGGGCCTGAACTGCGGACATTACCTTAAGTGTGCGCTCCAAGATTGCCAAGGTTGTACCGACAGGGGCGTTAGCCGACATGTCAGAAATCTTAGTATCCCCGGCGGTTGCAAACGCACGGCCTTCAGCAATGATCTGACCTAGTAACTGGAACAGAGTTTGGCTTGGCTCTTTGTATGGGAGAGGTAGAATATTGTCCTTGATAGAACCAGACGGTACATCGACGTCTCTAAACTCTCCTGGTGCGATTGGGGTGTCGTCGCCTTTGACTCGTAAGCCCCGTGACTTGAGTCCTCCGGGAAGATTAGCCAAAGTACCAGCATCAACAAGCTGGCGAATAATACTAGTCGCACTACGTGCGTAACCGCCAATGAGGTGAATGAGACCATAGCCGTAGAACCCAAATCCTGGAATGTATTGGTAATGAACAAAGTGATTGCGCTTTAACTTGAGGGTGTCATCCTCATACCAGTTACGACGGATCGAGAGAATTGTGCTTGTGCCCTTCTCAATAGTGACTACATATGGCAGTGCAATATCATCTTCGTCTTCAAAGCCAGGCATCTGGTAGTTGATGTGCATCTCAAGAATACGATAGCGGTCATCCGTTGAGGCGGTGTAGCCACTCTCTTCAGCTTTGCGCTTCTCAATATCATCAAGAACTAGTACGGGGTCGCCTAGGTCGACATCACGGTAGAACCCAGCAGCTTGGAGCTTTTTAATCTCGTTCTTGGTCTTCCGCATCACGTGGGTTACACGATCTGCGGTTTCCAAGTTAGCTGCGCCGTAAGGGACAATCATGTCTTCGGCCGGGATAAACATCGCTACTTGGCGACCCAACGATGGATCGTAGTAAACTTTCTTAAACGCTGAGCCTGCCAGTGGCAGCGCCCATAATAACTTCTCATGCTCAGGGCGATACTCGGTCATGGTATCTGTGAGCTTATAGTTCATGTCCTGTTCAACACGCAAAGCCGAGTTTTTCTTCTCTGGTGTTTCTTTACCGATAATTTGAGTACGTACAGGACCTGCTGCGGGGAAGGTCTCCATAATAGCTTCGGACTGGAAGCGAACTACGGACTCAGTCAACATGGGGTGGAACACACCACAGGCGCCAGCCCACGGCTCAATACGCTCTTCCATCTTAAGGCCAAGCAGTTTTAAGCCATCAACGTATGTGTCAACCCAGTCTTTGCGGGCACCAATATCTGCATCGAACAACCCAATTAAGTCACTAGCTAATTCTTGAAGGTCGCCCTCAGCCATGTCTTCCGCTAAGTTTTCATCGAACTTATTATCTTCTTCTTTGTTTTCAATCTCAAGAATTGGCATACCATCAATGCCGATGCGAACCGCTTCCGGATCCTCAATTTCGATTTCTAATTCAGGACCTTCCATTAACTCCGCTTCTTCATCAATGGATGTTGGCGCTGCGTATAAACCTTTTTCAATTGCCATAATTCACCTATACGTTGTAGTACCCGGCATTCCTGCCAGATTTGAAATACTTAATATCTTCCGGCTCGTCACTTGGTAACCGTAAGAACCCACCCTGTCTGAACCGCATTAAAGCCAAAGTCATCGAGTCAGTTAAGTCGTCATGCTCACCCGCTGGAAACGCAGCTACCTCATCAACTAGTTCTTCCGCCCAACGAGTAGCCGGTGCCCATACTTTACCACTTGCGAACATGTCTGCGACACTATTTAGTCTAGATATTTTATCCTGCCCCTTACCTGGACTGTACTCGGCTACTGGAATACCCATTCTACGCAGTTCCTGAATCAGTGGGGCACCAGCCGCTTTTTTCTCAATGAGGAAAGCATCCGGTTCGTAGTCCATGTAGTGTTCGTACGCTTTCGCCTTGAGTTCCGGGAACTCCAGCCGCTCTTTAAAGGCCGACAAAAGAATAATGTTAGGGAGGTTGTTGTCCTCCTCATCGTAGAAGACGCCCCAAGTTGTACATGCAGAGTAGTCGTTGACCGTCTTTTTTTCGTGCGCCGTATCCCATGCCTGGATCGTAAATTCACAGTGCGGCGGATCTTCATGATCCCATATCTTCCACCATTCCCGTTTAATAATTGCAGAGCTATCCGAGGTCGGCTGCTGCATATACTGCGCCATCCACTTGCTGTTAGGCAGTTCGGTGTGTAGCGCCTCTAGTTCTTTCTTGCTCCAAAACTCGGGCCAGAGCGGGTTGCCGCTAGGTAATATGGCAGGGAACTCAATCACTTTCCACTCGTCCCCACCCCGTTTAGCCGCCGCTTTCATTACCTGGGCAGTCAAATCACGTAGCGACCACCGGGTCATAACTATAACAATCGCACCCCCTGGCTGGAGACGCTGACGAGGACCTGAGGTATACCACTCATAGGTTTTGTCGTAAATCTCTGGGTTGAACGCAGCTAACGCCGCCTCTTGTTCGGAGTGCGGATCGTCAATTATAAGAATATCAGCGCCTTTACCAGTAACAGCACCACCGACACCAATAGCGAAATAGTCACCGCCAAAATTAGTATTCCAACGGCCTGCTGCTTTAGAGTCTGACTGTAGCTCAATGGCGGGAAACATTCTTTTATACGCATCAGAATCGACCAAGTTCCTGACTTTACGGCCGAAACCCACTGCAAGCTCCGCTGTGTGAGACGTTTGAATAACTTTTTTGTTTGGATACTTACCCAGGAACCAGGCGGGTAATAAATAAGATGCAAACTCCGATTTCGTATGGCGAGGAGGCATGTTGATAATAAGCCTCTTACATTTACCACTAGCCACATCCTCAAACGCCCTAGCCATCTTCTCATGGTGCCTCCCGTGAATAAAGTCTGGCCAAACCTGGCCCACAAATGCCATAAAATCCTTCTGGCACAGCTCTCTTTCCTCCCGAACGTCTAATTCGTCCAGGATTTCTAGTATTTCTGACGCCTCTTCCTTAGGCAACGAGTCCAAAAACGCTTTTCGCTCCGCTTTTGGCAGTGTTTTGAACGTGTCGAGGACTTCAGTCATCGAAATCCACGTCCTTTGTTACCTTATCTAGCTTGACTACACCTAATTCTTCATCCAAATCAATGACAACGGGCTTTTTCTTCTTTTTTTCTTCCGCTTTTACCTCTTCCACGTCGCCCATATAGCGGCTTAGCTTCTTAGCTAGCTCTTCTCTTAGCTCATCTGTGGATTTTGAGTTGACTGAAATCTCTAGTTTGTCCGCAAACATACCTAACTGGCTTAATCGGCCTAGACTTTCTAGTGCACGCAGTCTGTCACCGGCTTTTTCGCCTAGCGCTGTGGGGTCTGACTCTTCTATAAGACGTGTTGTGACGTATGCCCTGAGTTTTACTGTGTCTTCAATGACATCATTTTGATATTTATCAACTAACCCCTTGAGCCATTTTGCAGTTTCTACATTAAATGGGCGCCTTTTGGCGTCGGGGCTACCTGAAAATTGTTTAACTGCTTCCCGTGCTCCACGTTCTACTTGCTTACGGTAAATACTTGGGTCTGGATTCCAGCCGTTGGCTTCGAGAAACTCTGCGGTATTGAACGCAGCTTGAGTGCGAGCGAGTAAATCCGAGATCTCTTCGGGTTCGAAGTTAGTCGGAATAGGGAACAGCTTTTCTGGTGTTGCAATAATTGTCATAAGAGGAAAGTTTGGCACTCCTAGTTGACGCAAGTGTAACACGAATTTTTTGGTGTGGGGGTTGCTCGGTATGCGAAGCCGGAAAGAAATGTGCTTCCCCCACGAATGTATCTTACTTCGTTTCTTGGAATTGCTTGAGGCTTGTAACAATTGCATTAATCCAGAACCGCTGGATCTTCTTTACTTGGGCTTCAAATTCTTGGAGCTGCTTTTCAAAATCAAACATGGTACTTCCTTTCTTAGTTTATGTTGCAATGCAGCAATTGTAGCATGAAAATTTTATATACCCCCCGGGGGTATTGAATTTGAAAAAGAGGGTGGGGGGTCCGCTGAAAAATTTGTAATTGACTGTGCATATCTCAGTACATATGTGGGGGAGGGGACTCCTAATTCTAAAAGGGGTCATGGGGGTCGTAAGGCGCATGGAATTTAAAAATAACAGGGGGCGGGATCGTTTTCTGAGTAATCTAGACTGGTCTACATTACCCCCCAAGGTATTCAGATAATCCGCATTTAAAGCGTATATAACGCTATATTTGGTGTAATTTGACCCCGTTTAAAAAGTATGTAATAATGTATTCATGGTCGTATATCCGACTGTTAATTAAAAAGGATTTAAAAATGAAAAACGCACAACAAAACGCTATTGCCAATATCGCCAAGACCCTTGCTATACCTAGTAAAGCGGGTAAGTCACCCCGTACCAAAAAGGGTACTAATGCCAAGACCATCATTGGCGAATCGCTGATTCTCTCTCATACATTGGGATTCGTTGAGGGTGTAGTAACGGCGGAATCAGGTCGCATTAAGATGACTGACAGCGCCAAGGCTTTACACCTTGGGGGGGTTCGATTGCTCAAGGCTTCAACCGCCGAGGGTAAAAAGGATAAGACCACGCAATTAGTTCGCAAGGCTTTTTTCGATGGCTTTGAGGGTAAGGTTTCCCCCGTTACTGGTAAGGCATATGCTAAGGGTTATATCGACACTCAGTACCAAGTATTTTTTGAAGCGGTCAATTCAGGTAAACCCATCACCGACCTTAACGCTGATCGTGCCAAGGCTAAAGCGGGTAAACCAGCTAAGGCAAACGATGACAATGCCAAGATGATCTCAGCCCTTAAGAATGTTTGGGTGCTTTCAGGTGTTGCAACATCGGCGGTGGATTTTATTCAAGATAAACTTGATGACGGGTTTAGCCTGATTCAGTCTATCGAGGATTACCTGCAATCTGAGGGAATCGAAATAGCTAAAGATTCCGAATAAACTAGACCAGTCTAGATTACCCCGCTTCGGCGGGGTTTTTTTTCGCCCATTTTTTTCTGCGGAACTATCATAACTATCATGCTCTACTAAGCGGGTAAGCCGTAGGCTAAGTTGTAAAGCCGTAATAAGCTGTTGTATTTGCACAATCCTCCTATATTTGCACAATTATTCCAGAGCACTTGGAAAATTCTCTAGCCCTTATTGCACAAGGCTTGCAGGGGATTTTTTTTGTATTATTCCAAGAATAATAATAATAAAGAAAGTATAAATATATAGAGGTAATACATTTGTGTATGCTTGATTCTTTTCAAGGATTCGTTTGCCTGAAAAGCTGGAATAATTGGAATATTCTGGCAGAAGCCCTAGAATCAAGGGGGTATTTTTCCAAAGTACCTCTAAAAATGCCGTATAGGAGGATTGTGCAATTACACCAAGGTACGCAAAGCATTACATAGCATAGCCAAGCTGACACCCAGTAATCTAGACCTGTCTATATTCCACGCAATACATTAAGTATATGTTAGACTCTCTTATGTGTACCGCCTCGGACACTCACTTAACACACAAAGCAAACGCAAAGGAAACACAAATGAGCAACACCAAAAGCATCAAACCCCGTCAAAAACTGTACGATGATGTCCTCGTTATCAGATTACCGCAACAAATTAAAGAGCAATTCGAACTCATATCAACCAAGCAATTACGCAGACCAAGCGAAGTTGCCCGAGAAATAATCATGGCATATGTGAACCAATACCAACCAATGCTTCACTCAATGGCAACCCAAAACCAAAGACCAAAGCAACGACCCGCACATGAGTATGACTTGCGCTTGCCAACATCAGCACGACCACCAAGCCAGCAAGCAGACGAAAACTGGGATGATTGGGGCTAAACAACACCTGTAAAGCTGACTTGACAAACCTAGTATAAGGGCGTATAATGTAGTTATAGCTGGAGTATTGGGTTTTAACTATGTAATCTAGACCTGTCTATTTTGCACCAACACTTCACCCTCTTTAACAACATACTGTATTTGCGGGTATTGCATGGGATTACAACCTATCTACCCGCAAAGCAAACCGCATGGTCAATTAGACGAAGTATATAGTCGGGACTTGCGTAGCGTTGCGTTGATAATCATTGGGAGATTGAGGTTAAGTAAGTGGGTAATCTAGACGGGTCTAGAAAGCCAAACAAAACAACCTCATGACTAATTGCCCTAGCTATACTTTCAACCGCCCTCATACTGGCAAGCACACTACGCAATATGATGATTTCCTATACTAAGCCGATAAGTTCGGGTGCGAGGGGTAAAAGTCCCTAGCTGAGTATATGCGTGTATGTTTAGGTGTGTAGAATCAAGGTCTATCTACCGCTTGGGACATTACACTTAACCTAGTCCTACCTTGCATCACTACGCATAATTTCAGTTTCGGTGGCATGACCCGTCAGTCATGCGTCAATATTTGGTAGGTACAAGCGGCTCTCTTTAGGGTATTTCGGCTTGACCGCCTAGCGTAACTACCTACTCACTTAACGACAATAAATGGCTAAAAGATTCTGAGGATAGCTTAGCGATAGGCTATCCGATTGAGTTTTTTACAAGGAGAAAACTATGATAAGTAGGGAAGATAGAGTATGGCTGATGAACGCTATATGTGAACTAAACCACGCATTACTAGCCCCTAAATTTGTAACTAACAGGGAAAACATCGACAAACTTATTGCACTCAGGCAACAAGTGGGTAAGGAAAAACTCAACGAAGTAGTAGACCAACTGAAAGGGGCGTTAAAAATATGAAGCACTTGTGCCGTACTTGTGGGGAAGCCATACCCAAGGGCAGAGCAGATTTAGGTTACCGCCTATGCCTTGAACATGGTGACAAAGAAGCAAAGAGTAGGGTATTTACCATTGCACCACTCAACAAAAGTAACTATGTTTGTATCACCGACATCACCATGCTTAAACAACTTAACCCAAAGAGGACAACATGAGTACACGAAACAAAGGAATGGGTAAAACCTACCGATCAGCAAGCGAAGCGTTTAAAGATGCGGACTATGCAACCCCGATGTGGCGATGCGAGACCGACTGGGATAGAACTAAGGATTACCTCGTATGGGGTGCGATGTGGGTAGTGCTGTTGGGCAGTCTGTATTTGCTTGCAACATGGTTTGAAAGCGGACTTGCAAGTACCTAGTAAACCTGTTATAATGTAGTATAAGTAATTAAAGTAGTAAATCTTTTGTGCTTGGGGGGTTTTCTAGACCAGTCTAGATTACCTCCCCTTTTTACTTTCTAAGGAGAATCAAATGGAACAAACAAACTTAGCATTAAACGACGGCGAGTATGCCTATTCTAAGATCAGCAGTAGTGCCATGCTGATTGACCTGTCCCTGTCTGTATGGACTGGTCGTAAGTTAGATAAGCAGGTCAGTAACGAGATCGACTCAGCCAAGCGTACCAAGTCTAGGGCGGGAAACTATCACAAAAACTTGCTCGCTGGCTCTGAAAAATTAGCGGAGATCGGCAAGATCGCATCGGCGGTGCGTAACTGGTCTTATGGGCAGACATCGCCTTGGTCAGATACGGGTACTCGGCTACTCCCATCTACCTTGTTTTTTGACTACAAAGCGAAGCTAACAGAATACGAGAAGATGTTTACACAAGCCGTTACAGATTTCTTAGCTGAATACGACACACTTGTAGCATCGTCAGCGTTTGCCCTCGGTGACCTGTTTAATCGTGAGGATTACCCACCAGTTGAGAAAGTTGCTCAGAAGTTTGGGTTTTTCTATACTTTCAGCCCTGTACCCGAAGTAGGCGATTTTCGTGTGGATATTGGCGAAGCAGGTATGGCGGAGTTGCGTGCCAATTACGAAGGTGCGTACAAGTCAAAGATTGAGAACGCCATGAGTGATGCGTGGACTAAGTTGCACGATGTAATGGGTAGCCTGTCCGAACGCTTGGACTATGCAGACGATGACACCAAAAAAATCTTTAGGGATAGCTTGGTGGATAACGCTGTGCAGTTGTGTGGCTTACTCAAACACTTGAACATCACTAACGATAACAAGATGGAGTATATGCGTAAGAAGTTGGAAGATCAGTTGCGTGGTATCTCAGCCCAAGACTTGCGTGAAGATGAGGGCTTGCGTTTGGATACCAAGAAGGTAGTAGATGAGATGTTGGGTAAGTTTGCATTTTAATTTTATATAACTAAGGAGAAGTAACCATGAATGTATTTAACTCTGTAACACTCAAACAATGTGCCGACTTGATCTGTGCAGTAGGCGATAAGGTAACTGTGCTTGCACAAGGTGAGATGGGTATTGGCAAGTCATCAATGCTCAAAACGCTGAAGGCTAAGTTCCCTGACCACTTTGCTTGCTATGTGGACATGACCACTAAAGATGTAGGTGACTTTGCTGTGCCTAAGATTCGCACCATA